TCAGTAGCGGTTGTCTCGACGTATAGGGGGCGTGACAAACCCCACTTGCTTAGTCTTTGTGAAAGCTTGCCCGGGAAGAACGATGGGGACAGAAAACGATATGCGGTTTACCGATACATTTTCTGTCTCTTTTTCGTTTTTTCCACCGGCGCGGATAACGGAAATTCCGATTTTGCCCTCTTTTGTCCCCGTCTCGGAGCTTGACTCTGTGACAGAAATATCGAAGTTGACAACCTCGACATTAACATCTTTGCTGCCATCAGTAGTGACTATTGTGTCAAGTCTGTCGGATTTGATAAACATAGGACTTACATAAGCGCCAAATTGTATGACTTCTTCTTGCGCATTTTTTACCCCTGCTATTATTTGCAGAATAGTTTCTTTGATGAAATCTTTTAGCTCCATTTCTAATTATCTGATTGTATTGAGGCGGACGGAGGCTTTGACGATGGCGAGTGCCGTGATGCTGGAGGTGGGGATGTCCTTGGGGCTGTGGTGCTGGTTGTGGCTGACGAGGCGGACATAGTCCTTGCCTTCGTCGGAGCGCTGTAGGTATTTAACCGTTATATACTCCTCGTCGTCAACGGCAATTGAGAGCAGGTACATCTCGCCCCAAAAAATATCGGCCATATTGGTGACCTCTTTATATAATACAATGTCACCACTTTTTAATATGGGATACATCGAATCGCCAACTACGTGTATCGCTCCGTCGCATTTGGGCAGGTTGGGTATTCTAATCGTGTCAATAATGTTTTGGCTTTTATTATCCATAATGGCGCGCAGCCCTGCCGTCGCTTCTATATCATATAGGTATACCACCTGCTGATCCCTGATCGCCTCTGTGTGTTTAGGCGTGTGTATAACACTTACTCCATATTCAGCGGCTGATTCGGACACTTTAGTATCTCTAATCATGTTACCCTGACCTGTAAGAAGCCATGCCGGCGATATATCTGGACAATTTTCTAATACCTTTACGAGCATACCTTCTCCGAGATCGGCAGATCGCTTGTACTGCTTGTTCAAATACCCATTAGAGAATCCAAAAAGCCTTTCGGCCTCTGCGAAACCGAGGTTTTTATCCTCCATGTATTGCTTTATCCTGTCAATAGCTTTCATAGAAAAAAGTCCATAAAAATTTGCATGATTAGAAAATTGTCCATAAGTTTGCAGCGTATTGATAATTAAACACGCGCTAAAGATATGAAAACACGCGAAAATAAAGGCCGTATAGAGGTGCAAAAAGGCGGAGGAGAAAGGGGCTATTTGTGCAAATTATTCAGGGTTACTCCGCAAATGGTGTGGAAGGCTCTTTCATTCGAAAGCGACACCGACCTCGCAAAAAAAATACGCAAAGCCGCACTGGAGCGCGGCGGGCAGCATGTGGTCGAGCTGCCGATTTTTGAGACTATACACGATGTGGAGGGTCGCATGACACAGACATTCCCCGGCGGGGCCATTATGGTCTGCTATAAGGATACCGGAGCGGTAGAGGTGTACCACGCAGGCGAGCTGGTAGAGCGGTATGAGGACGTGAGCATCGCCCAATTGGATAGTATACAGCAGCTGTGCGCCACCATTCGGTGAACTGGGAGCTAAAGCAAAGACAGAAAAGAGTAAACCAATAGCAATAACAATGCGAGTGATGGAAAGGCTGCTGATGCGATTGAAAAGGCTTTTGTCCTTCGGGGAAAGTAAACGGCGACAACGTTCTGGGGGCGGCGTTCTCGAAGTGCGGATGTTGACTCCTCTGTGTATTGCCTCTTCACCCGTTCGAATAGCATTGAATGATCGTATAGAACTATGGCGATGCTTAGGCATCCCAACGAAAGAGATACGAGTGCTGACAGGAATACCAGACGGGTGTGTAGCGGTAGAGGTGTTGATACTGGCGGAAGGGAAAGAAGAATCCCGAGGAATCCGACTGATGCAACCAAAGCCGTCTGCCACAGCTGCACCTGTCGAGCTGACGATAGGTGGTTTAGTTCTTTGATGACTGACGCGAAGGCGGTGAGTCTTTCGCGGTCGGTTGTGATACTTGACATAATGCTTATTAAATGTTTGACAGCTTAAAGATAAGCATTACCCGTGTAGCTTAACTGGACAGAGCACGTTCTTACGGCATACCGTTAGCCCCCTTGTGAGTATGCGCACAAGGAAAAGGTGAAAAGAACGAAGGTGCGGGTTCGAATCCCGCCACGGGGACAAAAAATAACGATATGGAACTCTATAATAATCTGCTTTGCCTAACAATTGATGAGGTGATACCGTCAATTTTTCGTCGTGACAACTTCTATTATCACGTGAAAAAAGGCAATGTCAGGATGGCGCGCGAGGCTCGCGGTTTGGGGCATTATGCTCTAATTGATTACGACAGCCTGCCCGCTCGATTTAAGGCGAAGTATATAGAGGTATATGGTGCAGATGCGCATGAGATTATGGCGAAAGAGAGCAAAAGCGCGTTTGTGCTTGATGGAAAGGCGCGCGAGTTTTACTCGGAATACCTCCTCGAAAACGGGGAGCACCTGCCGGAGGGACGCATTGAGGAATATGTTATAAACGCAAGCGTGATGCAGCATGTGATTGCACGCGTGGCGGAAATGCGCCGCCTACGCAAGGTTTCGCACAACGTGCGGACAGCGGAGAACGACGTATGGACGTGCTTTGCAGGGGAATATGAGGCACTGCGTACTGAATACGGGCATACACTCCCCCCAACAATCAAATCGCTCAGGAACAAGCTCGCACAGTATAAGAAGGACGGTTATGCCGCCCTCGTGGACAAGAAACTGGGCAATAGCAATACGGTAAAGATCACCGAGGCCGGCGGTCGCTGCTTGATCGCGCTACGGCGCAGCCTGACCCCCATCTACAGCATGCAGGAAATACTCGATGAGTACAACCTGCGAGCGGGGGAAAAGGGGTGGAAGACCCTCAAATCTGTTACTGCCGTGGCGGCCTATTTGGATCGCCCTGACGTCGCGCCACTGTGGTATAGCGCGGTGTACGGGGAACTCAAGGCAAAGCAACGTTTCGGGCGTAAGATGTCCACCTCGATGCCTACAAGGCGCGACTCGCTGTGGTACGGCGACGGAACCAAACTCAATCTCTACTATAAAGCGTACGGCAAAAAAGGCTGGGAACTGCGCACGACGCAGGTGTATGAGGTGATGGACGCGTTCTCGGAGGTGCTGCTGGGGTATCATATCTCGGACTCGGAGAACTACGAGGCGCAATACAATGCCTTCCGGATGGCGGTCGAGCGTGCCGGGCAGAAGCCTTACGAAATCGTCACGGATAATCAAGGCGGGCATAAGAAGTTGGGCGCTCAGGGCTTTTTTCAGCGCATCTGCCACGTGTACCGTACCACACAGCCGCACAATCCCCAAAGCAAGACTATCGAACAAGTGTTCGGCCGCTTCCAGCGCGAGGTGCTGGGCAAGCTGTACGGTTTTACCGGATCGAATATCACCGCCAAATCGGGCGGACAAATCAACCTCGAATTTATCCAGGCCAACGTCGATAAGCTGCCCGAGCTGAGCGAGCTGGGGAGTATCTATAGGGAGGCGAGAGAGCGGTGGAATATGTCCGCACATCCTGTGTATAAGGGTACCAGATTGGGCGAATATGCCGCATCAACGAATGAGGCCTGCGAGCCGCTGACTGACGCCCTTCGGGTGTCGATGTTTTGGCAGACTAACGAGCGCCAAAATACCTATACCGACAGCGGCCTCCTACTAACACTCGGGGACAAGGAGTACAGATACGAGGTACAGACTCAGGCGGGGATGCCAGACCTTGCCTTTTACAGAAAACACACATTTGACAAATTTTTCGTGAAATATGATCCTCTTGATCTGACTCGCATCAAGCTGTACCGCGAGACGAGTGTGGGCGAGCTGGCATACGTCGCCGACGCCCTGCCCTACGTGCAGGTGCCTCGCGCAATACAGGATCAGCGAGAGGGCGACCGTCAGCGTATCGACGCGATACTGCTCGCACAGGCGGAGGAGCGTGTACGGCGTGAGACAATCGCCGCTGAGATTGAGTTCGAGCACGGCACTGCGCCCGAGCAGCACGGCTTCAACCGCCCGAAAACCCAGGGAATATCATCCGATATGTGGGAGAGGTTGGCAGATGGTTTGAATGGCGCTCGAACGACAAAGAAAGTGCGTTCGATCGGGCAAGCCGTGAAGGATCTATCAAACATTACTCCAGACCAATTAACGGATGCCGACGTGGCCAAGCGCGTGGCGTCAAAACTATAGTGTAATTATGAAGTATACGGACGAGAGAAAACAGGAGATAACCACGCTATTGGACGCGTGGGTAAAGCGTTACCCGAGCCGCAACAAGGCGGCCGTGGCAATGGGGATTGCAGCTGCGACGTTATCAGCGATACTCAACAACGATTGGGAAAAGATAAGCGCGGCAATGTGGGCAAAGGTGGAGTCGGCGATCGCCGCTCCAACAAAAGCCCAGAGTTGGGCTATCGCAGAGACGATGGCCTATCGCGAGATCACTCATGTGATGGATGACGCTCGCGAAAACAGCGCTATGACCTGGGTTGTTGGAGAAGCCGGATGCGGTAAGACAACGACCGCAAAAGAGTATGCCGCCACGCACCGCAATGTCTTTTATGTCCTGTGCGCGGAGGATACGAAGAGGGGAGACTTTATGCGTGATATTGCCCGCTCGATGGGCATCCGTGTGGACGGCGCCGTCCGCCAAATGTTGGAGCAGGTATTGGAAGCCCTCGTTCGCCTTGATGGCCCTCTTCTTGTTTTTGACGAGGCCGATAAATTGACCGACTCGGTGATGCAATACTTCATTACTATTTATAATAGAACGGAGGGGGATGTCGGCATCGTCTTTTTGTCCACTCGTCACATAAAAAGCAGGATGGCCAGAGGCCTGCAGTTTAATCGCAGGGGCTACCATGAGCTTAACAGCCGGATCGGGCGCAAGTTTTACGACCTGGAGCCAGCAAATGCGACAGACGTGTACAATATATGTGTCGCAAACGGTATCACCGATGAGGAGGCGATCCGCGATGTGATAAGAGAGGCCGATGCGGTACAGTACGACATGCGTAGGGTGCGCAAAGTGGCGCGTATCAAGGCTAAAAGAGCGTAATGGCAACGGGCTACAAAAGGGCATACACTCCCGCGGAGGTCGTTGCGAAGCGGATGCCGGTGCTGGATGTGGAAGCGCACGACGAGGATCTGCACGATCTGCTTGGGCGACCCCTTCGCGCAGGAGTGTGGTTTGCGTGGGGAAATTCCGGCAACGGGAAAACTGAATTTATCATGCGTCTGTTGCGCCTGTTTGCCGCAGAGGAAAAGACCCTCTACCTCAGCCTTGAAGAGGGTCTCGGTAATATACACCTCAAGGAGGCACTACAACGCAACGGTTTGTCCACGTCGAAAAAACTACTGATCGCCTTTGACTCGATCGAGGAGCTGACTGCCAGATTGCGAAAGGATAGGAGTCCTCGCGTGATCTTAATTGATACCGTGCAATACTGGGGCATCACTTACGACGAGTACAGGGCACTTGTAAATGAGTTTAAGACACGCCTCTTTGTGTTTATGTCGCATGTGGACGCGGGTGGACGCGTGCCGGATGGATCGACCGCACAGCGCATCAAGCGCGACAGCGACATGAGGCTGTGGGTGGAAGGCTTCAAGGCGTTCAATCGTGGCAGGACGTGGGGCAGAACTAATGAATATGTAATATGGTCTCAGGGGGCTGAGGCTTACTGGGGCAAAAAGAATGGAGGAGAAAAAGATGAACAAGGAACAGAAAATACTATGGCTCAAGAAGATGCACACGATGGCATGGATGCAGACGTGGAATGATGCATTTGACGAGCTGTCCAGTATGCAGACTGTTTTCTGCGTCTGTGGTAAGGTAGCGAGCGGACTGCACGAAAGAAGCTGCGCGGCATTTAGAAAAAAAGTCGATGACGCCGCTATAAAGCGACTGGAGCATTTGATGGATGATACACGTTGACCTTTTCGGCGGGATCGGTGGATTTGCCCTTGCCGCGAGGTGGAGCGGAGTCGAAACGGTTGTAACGTGCGACATCAGCGAATATGCAAACAGGGTCATGTCATATCACTTTCCGCGTGCCTATCATCACAATGATATTCGAACCCTCAACAAGCAACTATTAGATGCTAAACTCCTCAACAAATACGGCCCCGATTGGGGCGACAAAACAATCCTTACAGGCGGGTTTCCTTGTCAGCCATTCTCCGTCGCAGGGTGCAAACGGGGAACGTCAGATGACCGCTATCTCTGGCCTGAGATGCTTAGGGTCATTACAGACGTCCGACCCCGCTGGGTTATTGCTGAGAACGTTGCTGGCCTCTTATCGATGGCACAGCCCGTACGTGTCTCTGAGATGGGAGCGGGTGGCGATCTATTCGCGGAGGATAGTTATACGCAAGAAGAGTACGAATGCCTCGCAGACCGCATCTGTAGAGACCTCGAAGATATATCGTACAAAGTCATCCCGCTCCTTATTCCGGCTTGTGCCGTGGGGGCACCGCACAGGCGAGACAGGGTTTGGTTTGTTGCCCACTCCGACCGCGTCGGGGGAGGAGAATTACTCGACACGAGCCCGGAGGCGCGGGCACGAGAACGCGATGAGCTATTTACAAGCTCATTTGCAGTACCGAACTGGCAAAGCTTCCCCCATTTCTCCCCTCTTTGCGGCGGAAATGATGGGGTTCCCCCCGAACTGGCTGCTATCCCCTTTTCTGGGTGGAGAAAAAGAAGCGTGACCGCTATCGGGAATGCGATTGTACCCCAGGTGGCGCATGCAATCATACAAGCAATACAATACGTAGAACAAAAAATAACACAAAAATGACACCTCCTAACTTATACTTTGCCATCGCCTACACCCTTAAAAAAGGGCGATCCGAGGTCGTACGACAGATACAGGCGTACGCCGCGGAGCTCGACGGCTGCCTCGTGTCCGAGGACGGCATCCGCCGCATCCTGCAGGCCAGAGAGGCTATCGTAATCTCATGCCCGCACGTTGCGCGGGAAACGGTGCTCGATATTTTCGAGGCCGAGCTGCCATGCGGGGGGGCGGCATATCCGCCTGTGCCAGGATTGCAGTGTGTCATTTCGTAAAATAAAAAGGATGATATGAGCAGGAAGAAGATCGACAATTACGCAGCATTTTATGCACTATTGAAGAAAATGTCAGGTGCTGACAAGGAGCAGCTTGTCGAAACCTTTACGCTTGGTCGGACATCGTCTCTGAGGGAGATGAACCCCGGCGAGTATAAGGCTATGATAGCAGCGATGCAGACAGCTGCGGGACAAGGGTCGGAGGCTAAAAGAAAAGCCCGATCGGCTGCCCTCCACCAGCTGCAATTGGTCGGGGTGGAGACGTCGGACTGGGATGCGGTCAACCGCTATGTGTCACAACCGAGGATTGCCGGAAAAGTGTTTGCGGCCTTGTCTGTACAGGAACTGCAGGCTCTCACACGAAAACTGCGTGCCATCCGGCAGAAGCGAGAGATTGATGCTCAGGTACAGGTAATGTCTAAATACAAGGCAGTGGGAAGCTGCTGATAGAATCATAAAGAAAATGAAAAAAGGAAATTTAGCCAGGGCACGGATCATTCATGATTGTGTCGATAGGTTGCAAAGATTACGGGCAAATCTGTCCGACGGGTCAGTAATAATAGTCGCCGGGGAGCGGCTTGACTTTAGTTTCGAATTTCACTTGAGAGTGTCTGAGGCTATAGAAAAAATAATCGGGGAGGAATTAAAACTTCTTGATGAGGAAATAGAAACATTGTAATATCCAAAAAACGAATCATTATGGCAACAAGAAAGAAAAAGACAATTGTACAGGGCGTTACACGAGAGGAGTGTGAGCAGGCATTTAGCGACTTCGCGGTCGCAGATGCGAAGCATCGTAAGATCAGTGCTCAGATGGATGAGAAGATCGCAAAAATTCGAGAAAAATATCAGTCCGAGCTGGCAGACCTCAAAGATGAAAAAGATGCCGCCTTTGAGGTGATGCAGGCGTGGGCGATGGAGAACCGTGATGAGTACTTCTCCAAGAAAAAGAGCATCGAAAGCGCTCACGGCACGATGGGCTTCCGCCTTGGAACCCCTAAGCTAAAGACGCTTAAAGGCTTTACGTGGGGCGCCGTCACAAAATTGCTGGAGGAGTTTATGCCGCAATTTGTCCGCACGACGACCGAGCCGGCTAAAGACCTTCTGCTCGCATCGCGTGAGGATGAAGAAATTGCAGCAAATTTTTCACGCGTTGGTATCATGGTCGCACAGGATGAGACCTTTTTTGTAGAGTGTAAAGTTGAGGAGGTCGCGGTATGAGCAATCATAGTAAAAAGTAATGGCCGCGTATGAGGAAAACCGGAAACGTCCGAAAAAAAACTCCAAATTGAGGATGAATGTTGGGCAGACTGGTATGCGGTGGGGTATAAACAAGCAATCAAGGATATAAAAAACGCAAACTAAATAGCTATGTGGTTTGAAGTAAAAGTAAAATACTATGCCGTCTCTGAAGCCTGCGCACAAGAAAAAAGGACGGAAATCTGGATCGTAGATGCCGCCTCTTGCACGGAGGCGGAAGCGCGAACGGTTGCGGAAATGGAACCCTTTTCGGGGGTCGAGGTGACGAGCGTAAAGGCTTGTCCCGCAACTGTAAACGAGAGTGAAAACGGGTACGATGGAATCTATTGCGCAAAGATTGCCTATTGCGTAATAAATGAGCAAAACGGCAAGGAGCGCAGCTCCATCATCTCATACCTGTACCCCGCTGACGACATCCAATCCGCTCTCAAAAAGGCGGAGGATATTGGGGGGGTCGATATGTCGGAGATCGTCTCCGTTTCGCTCTCTAAGTACGCAGGTTTCATCCCTTACGAAGTCGCAGAATGATCATCGCTGTAGACTTCGACGGCACCCTGTTTCGGGATGCCTTCCCCGCTGTGGGGGCGGTGATGCCCGGGGCGGTGGAAGCCATGCGCGAGCTTCACTTGCGCGGCCACTACCTGATCATTTGGACGTGCCGCTATGGGGAGCGGTTGGTGGATGCCGTCAATGCGCTAATGGCGCACGGCATCCCCTTCGACCGCATCAACGACCACAACCCCGACAACCTGGCCGAATACGGGGGCGAAGCGGGTAAAAAGGTGTATGCACACCTCTATATCGACGACAAAAATCTCGGAGGCTTTCCCGGATGGGAGGTTGCGCTGAAAGAGATCAGCCGGGTAGAGGATGAATATGCAAGGCGGCGTAAAGGCTTGCGGGCTCCTGTGGAATAGGCAGGCCAATTTAGTAAGACAACAAAACCCCGGCGGGAATACCTGCCGGGGTTTTGTTTTATAGGGGTCTTAGGAGATCACTCTGCCTCACAGGCAATAAAATTCTTAAACTACTTTACCGTCATTTTGTGCGTAATCCTCGACAAACTGCTCATAAGAGTATATACCCTCGGCGTTGTGTTTTTTGATTAGGTGATCCACATAAGGCTCTTTTACATACTTGTGTATACTGCCACGGATACCATCGGGCTTAGACTTCCACTCCACATCGTTCAGCTTGCAGGTTTCCACTATCTTTTTGTAGATAGCCCATTTTTTTAGCCCTGCATCCGAAGAGTGCTGCAGTAGCTCCTCAAGCATCTTAGTGGATTTTGCAACATTGTTTGTCGCAAGCCAAATTTTAACATACAGGGCAATAGAGAAACCCGCACAAACGAGAGAAAGAAAGATTATTAAATCACTCATAATTATATGTTTATTTGATTTGTTGCGTAAAACTAACTATTTTTGTGTTATGTCGAGCCTATTCCCTGATATGGATGTAGCACAGCGGCCCGCGGGCCTGCGCAGACGCGCTCAAACACCCGCGCCCGAAGTCGGTACGGTCAATAGTCGTGCCGAACGTCTTGCGCGCAGGAATAAGTTGCTGGCCGCCCGATTCTATTACTGGAGCGAGGTACAGCGTCGCCGTTTCGACGATGTGCTCTCCATCCTGTCGAACTGCGAGTTTTTTGTCGAGTATCGTACGATCTCCAACGCCCTCGTTGAATACTCCGACTACTTAGACGGGCTGATTAAAAACAAGCCGTCCGTCACCAGCTTAGAGCGCGAGTACCCCGGCTTCCGCTGGCGTTAGACGGTATCCAAATAGCTCGTCTCGTATATAGCCTCGTACACCTTTAGCCCTTGCGCGTGACGCACAGGGGACACGCTCACCCGCCGCATCGGCATAAACATCCGCTCATTATCCCACCACTGTAGCGTTTCGTGTACTTGTTGCAGGACGTCGAGCCGCCTCAATGCTTTGTCGCGTACGGCTGCGGGCACATGGATGTTGGTCGGCGCAATGTCGTCGAAAGCTAACGTAAGCCGGAAACGCACCGACACGCGCTGATCCGTAGAGGAGAGCTGCTCGCATGAGGGGTATGCCATTTCTACGAGACAGCACGGGAATGATACCGGTGGCCGCTCTGCCGCCTGCAGCTGACCCTCGTCCGCATCTATCCACCGCAGCGCGTCTACTTGTTTGAGACGGTCGCAAACCGCCATAAAGATTTGTTTTTCCATTGTTTATTTGCTGTTTAGAATTGCTTGCGTGTAACCCTCGAGCCGCTCGTGTATCTCGTCGTTAAGAGCCTGAGAGTCCCCCATAAACTGACGCTTCGGCATTACGATCGGCTTGCGCGAAAGAGCCAAATGGCGCCACTTCTCGTCCTTGGTCTCGTGGAACTTCGCCCAGAAAAATCGCCTCATCCGCTCCGTAATCTCCACCGTCCCCCCCTCGTTGTGCACCTGCGCATAGGGTACGTGGTCGTTGCCGGCCGAGATCACCACGCGCTCGCGAGAGACGTATGCCGGGCGGATGGAGTTGACGAGTGCCCCTTTGTCGATAAGGAGGGAGCCCGTGCGTTTGGGCATCCTGGGCGGTGCCCACGGGTTGCCGTCGAACGCCTTGTCCGTAAAGGTTTGTTTGAAGTGTGAGGTCGCCGTCTCCGCGACGATATGCGCAGCGTCTTCGATGATCTCGTCCGCCAGTGTAGCGAGGTATGCGTTTAGTTCTTGTAGTTTCATTGCGTTTTTTGCTATATTTGCACTGAAGCCATATTCTTGCGGTTAATCATATAGTCAAACCCTCGTGGGTGATGGGAGGCTAAATAGACTGTACCAGCGTAAGAATATGGTTAGCCCAAAGTGGAGACCGGAAACAAGCTATCCAACCGTATGAGGCGAAGCCGTTACGTGTAACGGCATCAACAATTAGGACGGCGGACGTCATGACCGGGAGACGCGCAGCATAAAGAGGGGTAATCTCGTAAGGGGTTACCCCTTCTTTATTAGTAGTCCGCGACGATACCTCCAGCGCGGGTCTATTGCCCTACTTGCCTTCGTGCTTTCCTTGGGCTTAGCCGCGGCGTGTATCTCAAACCAAGTCCTCACGCGATAGACATTGCTCTCCGCGACCTCGCAGATAACAACGACGCATTTATCGTTGTAAAACTTGATCATATTCAGATTGTCAAATTCTCCAACGAAATCGTTTATCCACACCTCGTCGGGGTTTTTGAGCACATCAGGAATGCACTCCAGCAGGGGTACACGCGTCTTGGTGTATTTCTTCGTCGTGTGACGGTTAAATACTTCCTCCGTCATGGCGACCTTGCGGCCGTTGTAGTCCTCTATCAGCTTGTGGGAGTCGTGCCAATCACCCGCCGCGCCTTCGTATTTCGGCGCAGGCGTGTTGGCCGCCTCCATCTTTTTGCCGAAACTGTCCAGCCCGTAATCGTTATAATAGAGCTTGCCCAGGTACTTGGCCGCCTTGCCCGGGAACTTGCGGATGTACATTTGATTAGCCCCGAATACTTCCGCCGATTCCGCTCGATTAACGCCCCAGCCCTGGTCGGTAAGCGCTGCCCACTCGGGACTGTCGATGTACTCCTTGACGCGTGTGCGCGACTCCGCCACCATTTCGGCTGTTACCTCGTGTGCCATCTTCGGATCGACGCGACAGCGGCATTTCCATCCGTTTGGCGGGTATATCTTGCCCCATACGGGGTCGTCAACGGGCAGAACGACCCCTGCAATTTTTTCGTGCTCCTCCCGTACCCGCTCGTCCCCTACCGTGTTGTATTGCCAGTAGGGGAATATGTTTTTTTTGCCTTTCAGTCTGTGATAGGTAGATGCCGCCTCGGCGGTGAGGACGGCCGTCTCGTATTCCGTTTTTTGCCACGCTCGATTGAACTTGTCGCATATCATCGAAGCCTTGGCGGTAAACTCGGCAAAGCTCTTGCTTTCGCGAAAAAGTTTGTTCAGTTCCTGTACCTCCGCGAGGGTCTTTGCCGCGGAGAAGTGGAAAAGATTCATCTCGAGCGCTGTCAGGTAGGCATCATCAGGGCTGTTGTAGGTGTAGTCCGCGTTTGCGATACTGCGTTTGTATGTCGTTCGAATAGCTCGAACAAGGTCATTCGAAAGGTATTCGAACAGCTCGAAGTCGAAATAAGAGGCTTCGCCTGTGGCCACACGGGCCATCAGCCGCTCGTTAAGGCTCGCCGTATCCGTTAGTGCGATGGGGGCTTTGCCAGTGTACGCCCCGCCTTGCGACGGGGCCGACGCGAAAAAACGCCGTATCCGACTGAAAAAGGAGACATCGTCATCCGAGAGCTTGGTCGGGTCGTCGGGAGTATCAGGGTCATCATCGCCATTATCATCCGGATCATCGGTCGGCGTGAGATCGAATGCCGGTGCCCGCCGTGCGATAGGTTCCCCGTCCTTGGGGGCGGGTATGGAGTATTTGTCGTGCAGGAAGGACTGCGGTATGGGCAGGATGTCGGACAGCTGCACGACATCCGCCACGGATAGCGGCTCGGCCGCATCCGGGAAGATGAACCGCCCCCCGCTGACGGGGAAGCCCCTCGCCTCTAATATGGGGATCACGTGCTCGTTGAGCACGCGCTGCACGAACCGGAGGTCGGAACGGTTCTTGCCCTCCTCTACCTCCTTGTGCACCTCTCCGAGGGATCGGGCGCCCTTGTCGCCCTGTATGGTGGTCATCGTCTGCCCGAGGATAGTGACCAAAATTTCCTCATTGCAAGCTTTGCGGAACTCGTCGTAAGAGGAGCCCGTTCCCGGGTTGGTCTGCTCCGTCTGTATTTCCGTGCCGATCGGGGTAATGAGATAGGGAGCCGATCCGGATCGGGCCAGTGCCTCCTCCATCAGCTTACGGCTCTCAGGGTCGTAAACGTTGTATTTACCGATGCGGCGTGGCATGCCGAATAGCTCCACCCACTGCGACCAGTCTCCGAAGCCTCCGCGCTTGTATATCGCCAGAGGCGCAGCTTTGAGGATGAGTCCGAAGTCGCGCTCCTTGCCAATGACGAGGATAAAGGGGTCGCCCTCGTAGGATATACCCCGCTCGTCCGTGTCGTTGACGAGGATGGTGCGCGTGTGTAGACTGATATGCTTGGCCGGTATCGGGTGCACGCGGAAGGCGTCGCCGAACTCGAACTCGACGGCCGAGCGGCCCCACATTTTTGCCTTGATGATCTCCGCCAGCAGCTCCTCGAATGCGAGAGAGTCGATGAGATCGGTCATCTCCTCGACTGCCTCCCCGTTTGCATCCTGAAAGGTCAGGTCAGAATTGGTGACTGCGTCGATGCGCTTTTGCACCGCATCGCCCAGCACACCGTCGAGGAGGACATCGTCGAACAGGTCGAATAACTGCTTAGGCCTGCCGAACTCGGCAGACTTCAGCGCCTTGCGCCAGTCTCCCACGTCCAGCACCTTGCGGTTCGGAGCTTTTACTATAATCTGATTAACGACCACGCCTCCGGCAGCCTTTCCCCCTGCCTGTTGGGTCGCCCTTTGCGGTCTTTTATGTTTGCTCATATCTTAAAAATGTTGTATGCGCTTGGGGTTGCTGCCGAACTGGACGGCTCCGGCCATATCGGCCTGCCCGTCCCCGTCGGCATCCAACTGGGGCAGGTCGGGCGATACGTCTCCCTTTTGTACCGCCTTCAGCCAGGCGATAGCGCGATCGTATCGGTCTTGTCGAAGCGACAGGTCGGTGCCGGCATTGCAGAGGTTGACGAAGTGCCAGACGGCGATGTCCTTGACGAAAATGAGCAGGAGGGCGTTACGTTGCCCGCCGGTGGCGGTAAATATCCGGTCGCGGTCGAAAGCGGCGAGATAGCCCTTCGCCTCCGACACAGCCGCATCGATGGCGGCGGTGAGGATGGTCGTGTCCTCGCGACTAATCACATCGATATGCTCCTTGTAGAGGTGTGTTTCCAGTTCTTGTGGTGTCAAAAAAGCCATACTATATCCTTTTTTTTGAGTGCTGCCGTGCCCCTATCGTGATAGAGCCGTTTATCATGCGCTGCAGCATTTCGTTGATCTTATACCATGCTCCCTCCACTGTGTCGGGGCCGTCGGCGGGGGCTTTCATTGCGCGGGAGAGGCACAAGAACTGCTCCTCCAGTCGCTTCATGTGCGGGTTGTCTTTTTCGTCGATATTGAGGATAAGCCGACCTTGACGGTTGAGAGGCTCCAGATTGCCCTCGATGCGGTCGAACTTCTCCGGCTTCTTGCGCTCGTCGGGGGAGATGGGGATGATGCCCCGCTCCATGCCCGCGGCGGTAAAGAGGGGGATAAACACCTGCTGGTAGAATGGGTCTTGCAAGGTGTTATTTTCGATGAAATAGCGTATCTGCTGCTTCTCCCCTACGTACTCGCGGGTATAGTAGTACCAGTTGACAAACTCCGCATTTGCCACGCGGTCGAGGAAGCCCGTGTACACATAGAAGTAGCCATCGAGGAATCCGACGAGGAAGTTTGCCTTGAAGGAGGTCGCCTTGTTCTTAGAGTTAGACGGGGCGGGGTCGCCGTACGAGACCAGGTACTGCAGTTTCTGCAGGGGCGGGCATTTGCCCCAGTGCATCTCTGTAAAGACCTCGCCCTCGCTCAGCGGGTTGTTGAAGAACTCTTTTTGCCCCGCGGCTGTCGAGATGAGAGAGAGGAACATATCGATGTCCTCCTCCGAATTGCGCGCCCAAACCGAGCGGCCGTTCTTGTCGCGTATATTGATGATCTCGTAGTGTCCGATTTGCGGTATCTGCTTTGCTTTTTCGATGGCGCGCGCGATGCAGCAGTCGTTGGCGATGATATTGCCGTTGAATATGATACGATAAGACCCTGATACGGACATGGCGGGGATGGTTGCCTCCTCGATCCATTTCCATTTGATTTTGATGCGATCGGGGTTGCGGCATTCCTCGTCCGTGTCTATATCGTCGAATACGATGCAGTCGGGTCGGAAATTCTTGTTTTTCGTACCGCGAGGCGACTGCCCTGCACCGAGTGCCAAAAAGGCACAGCCGCAGCGGCAGACGAAATTGCCGTCCTCCCATAGGCCGATCGTTTTTTGCTCGCCGTAGTCCTGCGTGATACGCTGGTTGGCCTCCATATTGGCCTTGATGTGACCGACCATTTTCTCTGCGTTGTCGTAGGAGTTGGAGATATAGAGGACGTTGCGTATCTCGCCTGTGAGGGCGGCTTTGGTCACCTGCATCATCGTCGTGCTTGTCTTTGAGAGCTCACGCGACCACGCCCTCACGTCGTACAGCCTGCGGTTGTCGAAAAAACGCTTGGTAGACCGGATGTGGAAGGGGGCCGGGTCGGACGAATAGTATGCCTCGAAATAATATCGGAACCAAGCCTCGTGGTCGGCCTCCAGTCGCTTCTTGCGCACGGCTATTTCCGCCTGCGTGTCGGCCGGGTTGATGTCCGACGACTCTTTGATCGCCGCGACTATCTCCTCCCAGCTTTTTAGCGCATGCCTGTCCTCTACCGATAACCGTCTCTTTGCCATGCTTAGTCGAGTTTATGCTTTACGTATGCGTCGAGTATAGCCGTGAGCCGCTTAGCCTCCGCGAGATCATGCTGCCGAAGCCACGCTATCAAGTCACTGAATACCGATATGATGTCGGACAGGCCGACGTCCGTCTCCATTTTTTTGATAGCCCCGGCCATTTTGGAGATCGTGTCAGCCTCTGATGCGGTGGGGAAGCGTTCCCCCTCCTCACGCGAATTGATAGTGTCATTGAGGGCGGCGAGCTGCCGATATAGGCTCTTTAGCTGCTCCTCGCGCGTGATCGTGATAGAGGTGCGCAGCTCCTCCCAACGCTCGTTGTTGATCCATTTATTGATGGTCACACGCGATACGCCTGTGCGCTCTGCGATTTCGGCCTGCGTAAGCCGCTCTTTTGTATAGAGCACCTTAGCCCAGTCCTTTTTCTGTTTGATGGTCAAGTCTTTCCCCATTCCGTACTGTTTTACGCCTCAAAAGTAGGCGCGCGAAACGGGTAAAAGAAATTGTATTGTACTGTTTACGAGATAGTTGTAATGTGTTTACAAATGTGTTGCAGCGGTTACAATCCGATTTGTGAATGGCGTTTTTTGAGCTCAATTTTGCGCCAAAACCAAGCGAAAAAATGGCAAATAAAACTTTCGTCCTACATGACGAAACAGTGAATACATACGGCTTCAGGATGCTGACGGACGGGGCTAACCTCGCGGAGTTTCGGAAGAACCCCGTGATGCTCCTGGATCACATGGACTGGAAGCTGCCGATCGGGCGGTGGGAGAATATACGCAAGGAGAGCGGGAAGATTCTTGCCGATGCCGTCTTTGATATGCGCGACCCGAACGCTGCGGAGGTGGCGCGTAAGGTAGATGAGAACTTTATCCGCATGGCCTCTATCGGGGCATGGCCTCCCGAGGAGAAGACGGACGACTCCTTGTATAAGCTCCCCGATCAGACGGGGCCTACTGTCACCAGGTGGACGGTGCGCGAGGCCTCTATCGTCACGATCGGGGCTAACCATAACGCCCTCGCCTTCTACGACAGGGAGACCGGTAAACTCCTCGACCTGACCGACCAAAGCGCGGTCGTGAAGTTGATGGACAATGTTAAACCAATCAATAAACGAAGTATGAGCGAACTAACTCAAATTCTGCGCCTTTCGGACGGCGCAAGTGAACAAGATGTTACGGCTGCCGTGAAAGCCCTCGCCTCCGACAATGAGCGTCTCAGGGGTGAGAACAAGACCCTCTCGGATGCCGTCACAAAGCACAACGATGAACGCAAGAAAAAAGAAAAGGAGGAGGCTATTGCCCTCGTGGACGCGGCTGTCCGTGACGGGCGTATCAACGCAGACGGCAAGGACACCTATCTGCAGTTCTTCGACAAAGATTTCGAGTCCGCCAAGAAGGCCCTTGCAGCCATTCCCGTGCGTAGCCGTGTGACGGCTCACATCCAAGGCGGTGCCGGCGCATCGACCACCGAGCTGAGCGACCTGAGTGGCAAAACCTGGGACGAGCTCGACAAGGACAATAAGTTGACTGTCCTCCGCGATTCGTACCCCGACCTCTATGCTCAGAAGTTCGAGGAGCGATTCGGCTGTAAGCCCTCAAACATGTAATTAACCAATAAACAGCAATTAAATGGCAATTCAAAAAGAAATTTGGCTTGGTTCTATTGTCTCCCACCTTTTCGCAGACAATAGCTTCATGAGCAAGGCGTTTAACGCAGACGAGTACGTCAGCCAAGGCCGCACGGTACATATCCCCAATGCGGGGGCGGCCAGCAAAGTGGTCAAGGGGAGATCCTCGCTTCCTGCAACAGTTAAGAAGCGCGTCGACTCTGTGCTATCCTTCAATCTGGAGGAGTTTACAACTGATCCCGTTCTTATCCCACACGCAGATACGGTAGAGTTGAGTTACGACAAGCGCGAGAGCGTATTGCGGGGTGATAAGCTCGCCCTGTATGACGCTGTTGCCAAGGACTTCGTTCTACAATGGAGCCCTTCGGCAGCGTCTCAAATTATCAAAACAACCGGGGCCGCTATCGTGGCGCATACCCCTTCCGGAACGGGCAACCGTAAGGCCTTTACCAAGGCGGATGTCAATGCCGCCATGGTGAAGTTCAACGCGCAAGACATTCCACAGGAGGGCCGCTATATGCTGGTGGATGCTAATATGTACGCCCAGCTAATGGAAAGCCTGACGGACAGAGATGCGATGGCCTTCCATGCGCAGGCGGATGTGGCTAATGGCATACTCGGCAAGCTGTACTCCTTCAACTTCTACATGCGCTCAACCGCCGGCGTATATGCGACGGACGGCACTCCTAAGCTGTACGGTACGACGCCAACGGGAACGGACAACGCCGCAGCCATTGCATGGCACGACCAATCCGTCTGCCGCGCGTTGGGAGAGGTTAAGGCCTTCGAAGACGAGGGTAACCCCTCCTACTATGGTGACGTCTACTCCTTCCTGGTACGTGCCGGCGGTCGGCCGATGCGTGCCGATGAGAAGGGTCTTCTCGCTATCGTACAAGCTGCCACGGTATAATGAAACTGCAGTACTTAGTCATTCATTGCACTGCCACGCCCGAGGGGCGTGCCGTAAGTGCGGCAGACATCAAACGCTGGCATACCTCTCCCCCCTCAAAGGGCGGGAGGGGATGGAACCGAGTTGGCTATACCGATATGGTGCATCTCAATGGCCGTGTCGAGCGTCTCGTGGACAATAACGAGGACGGTCTGGTAGACCCGTGGGAACGTACCAACGGAGCCAAGGGCTACAACTCTGTTTCCCGGCATATCGTCTATGTGGGCGGATTGACCCCGGATGGTAAAGCAGCAAAAGATACCCGCACCACGGAGCAACGAAAAGCACTGGAGAAGTACGTCAAAGACTTTCATGCAAAGCACCCGGACGTGCGTATAATCGGTCATAACGAAATCGCCGCCAAGGCCTGTCCCTGCTTCGACGTGCAGGCCTGGCTGTGCTCGATCGGAATCAATCAACCAACAAAAAAATAAGCAAATGCAAAAAATCATTCTTCTGCTGATTGCCGTGCTCGGCATCAGCTTGGGCCTTGCGGCACAGACCCTCGTGGCGGATAACCCGACCCCGAACGTGATTGACTATCAGGCTATGATCACAACCCTTGGCGGGTTTGCCGTGGGTGTGATGGCCGTAGTAGGTGCTATCAAGCGCCTGTTACCGGGGCTGCATGGACTCGGCACTCAGGTCGTTAGCTGGGTAGTCGCCATCATCGCCGCCCTCATTCTGTGGTGGTTGCAAGTCGGGATGTTTGCCGGCCTTGTGTGGTATGTAGCGGTTCTGTATGGCTTAGGGGGTGGACTTATCGCTAATGGCCTCGCGGACGTGGGGTTGGTGCAGTGGTTTATCGGATTATTCACACGTAAGTAACTAAAGTAGCCGGCTGATGGAAACCCTTTTCTCTATACTGCAGTGGGCACTCCCCGGCGGAGGGCTTGGGGTGGCTATCGGCTGGCTGCTGTCCAAAAACATCCGCAAAACTCGAGAGGCTAAGGAGATACATGATACTTATAAGACCATGTATCGGGACGTGCAGTCCACGCTTCTCGACCTGCAGGCACAAAACGATGAGTTGGTTAAAACCATGGCGCGCTTCAAGCGCGCTGTCTATCGTGCTTCTGTTTGTCGCTATTGGCCCCAGTGCCCTGTCCGTAACGAGCTGCGCCAGCAGAAAAACGGAACATCGGGCGGAGGTTTCGACGGTGCAAACCTACGACAGCCTCGACGTGACAGAAAGCAGGGTGACGATCCCGACATACGTTCCCCCGGCAATGGCGAGGATGAGCATATCGCTGTCGAACCTGAGGCAGCTGCCCCCCTCGGCGATGTTTGAAAGCCGCTCGGGGCGGGCACACGTTCGGGCCTCTATGCATGGCGATACGGTCTATATCACAGCCCTTTGCGACAGTTTGTTACGGGCGGTGGAAATATACGAAAGGCGCGCCGTCAGGGCGCAAAAAGAGAATAAGGAGCTGCGCGCTCGCTTGACTGATAAAGCGCAAACCGGATCGGGAATGTCCCGGCTTATGTTTGCCCTTGTGGCAGGGTGCTGCAGCGGAGTGATAATAACTATCATAACAATGAAGAAATATGGCAGGAACACATGACGGCTACTTGTATGGCCTAAATACCCTGAAATTCGGAGGTAAAGTAATCGGTATGATCTCTGACGACTCCGTGGACTGGGGAGGGGACGATCCACAGACCGCGCAGATTTGGGCGGCTCAGAACCGGACTGCCCCCGTCAAGGAAATAGTAGAAAAGCCCGGACTCGATGTTTTTGAATTTGACCTGATAGAGTTGAAGCCAAATAACCTCAAAGACGTGCTGGGGGGAACGGTAGCAGCCGGTAAATGGAATGCCCCGGCAGCCCAGATCACGCAGGAGGGGGCCTTCGAGATTACTACGGCAGACGGTGCCGTGCTGGCAGCGGGAAAGGCTTCCCTGGTTGCACGGCCTAAAGGCAGATTCGGTTATTCGGATGTGTTGAAAGTGCATTGCAAGGTGACGATCCTCGCAGACGGCACGGCATCACCCTACAGCATCGACAATAAGACCGCATAATGGACGCAAGGAGGATAGAGATAGAGGCGGCGGACGCCCTGCTGGATGTAGGCGTTTCGCTACCTCTGTTTCGCTTTCGATTGCCATTTTCGAGGCGTTCGCGCTACGTTCGAATGACGATGCGACGCCCCGTCCTCGGCAGTCAGATCAGGATCGCAAAAAAGTATCTCGCCCTCGGCTTTACGTACGAGGAGATGGAGGCTTTCAGCAAGGAGGAGGAGCTGGCCTTTCTTGCGAGACACGGCAAGACCGTGTCCGAGATGGTCGCCCTCACTATCCTGCGCGGGTATGTGTCCGGGTGGTTCTGCAAACCGCTGGCTTTCGTCCTGCGCTGGTTCGTGCGCGACGAGTTCCTGCAGGGTGCTAATCTGCGATTTGTCTCGCTCATGGGGACAAAGTCTTTCGAGAACATTATCAGATTCGCGGAGGCGTACAATCCGCTGAAGCCGAGCCTGAGCCACGAAGTAAAGGGGAGTTAAGCTACGAGAGTAGTCATAGCCCCTTCGGGGTCGTGTGGCAGATCGCCGCCGCCACCGGTTGGAGCGTCCACTACATTATGTGGAAACTTAATTATCAAACGCTTAGAATGATGCTTGCAGATGCACCGCGTTATCTGAGTGAACAAGAACGCAAAGCAAGGAACAAACAAAAAAAGACGCTGGAGGGGTTCTTCCAGACACGTTATCGAAATGGCAATAAAACCCGTTGAAGTCGAATTCTTGATGCGCGACAAGTTGTCGCCGGGCATGGACAAGGCAGGAAAATCGGCCGATACCCTCGCGGATCGGGTCGATAAGGCCTCCAAGTCCATTACAGACCGTATCAAGGAGCAACGGGAGGAGGTCAATCGGGTAGAAAAAGACCTGCAGCAGCTGGAGCGGCAACTGAAAAAGACCGCCCCGGGCAAAGAGTGGGCAGAAATGAAGGCAGAGGTTGACGCCTGTAGTAAGGCACTCAAAGAGGAAAAGGTTACACTTTCCGCTCTGGAGGCCGAGCATAAAAAAAACGAAGGATCTGCTAAAAAGTTGACTACAGAGCTGCGACAGCTGCAGAATGCCCTCGCACAGATGCGTATCGATGGCAAGCAGGGTACGGCGGCCTATCAGGAGATGAGCGAGCGCGCTGCCTTGCTGAGCGACACGCTGGGCGACCTCCGCACGCAAACGAACATCCTCGCAAATGATAATGCCGGCCTGCAGGGGGCCATAAGTGGGGTAAACGGCTTGTCCGGAGCCTTCACTGTTGCAACAGGTCTCATGGGCGCATTTGCCTCCGAAAATGAGGAGCTTATCAAGATACAGACCCGCGTGCAGAGCGTGATGGCCGTCACGATGGGTCTGCAGCAAATAGCCAACACACTCAACAAGGACAGTGCTTTTCGCATCGTTACACTTCGCAAGGCCAAGGAACTGCTAACGGCGGCCAACTACAAGCTGGCTGTCAGCCTGGGTATCTCAAACGCGGCGGCCAAGGCTTTGATGGCGACCCTGACCCTGGGGCTGTCGGTAGCTATTACGGCTGCCATCGTTGCTATAGACAGGTTCAACGAGCGTAAGGCCCAAGCTCGGGAGGAGGCGGAAAAAGCCGTCTCGGCCGAAAAGGACGCCCGCGCGGAAATGGTCAAGATGCAGGCGACTATCCGCGAAACCATGCGCGCCATTCGTGATTTCAACGGGTCTAAGCGCCAGGAAGTGGCTATGGTCGATGAGCTGAACCGTAAGCACGGGGAGGCATTCGGCTATTACGACACCCTCGCGCAGTGGTATGAAATCCTCGCCCAAAAGGGGGAGCAATACATCAAAATACTTTTCCTTCAAGCCAAGGCGCAGTCCCTTATCAATAAGGCCGTCGAAGCGGACGAGGAGATTGCCAAGATCGATGCCGCCCCGGAGTCGGACTATGACACTTGGTGGGGGTATGGTGGCAAGGTAGACCGCTTCTTTTCTCGTGACAAGCGGTATAAACAGAATAACAACGGTAAGTGGCTTAAAGAGGAGGCAAAAGAGGCCGCAAAGGCTGTCAAACAAGCCTACCTCGATGAGGCCGAGCAGCTACAGAAAGAGGCGGGGGATATTATGTCCAAGTTTGACCTTGGCGGATATATCGCCCCTCATAAAAAAAACGATGGAGAAGGTGCAGGGCGTTATTTGTCCACTCTCTTCGACGCTGAGAAGCGTGCACGGCATAAGATAGAGGCACAGCGTATCGCCCTCATGAAAGAGGGGTATGAAAAGCAGCGAGCCACCGCAAGGGGAGAGTTTGCACGTGAGCTGGAGCGCATAGAGGAAGAGGAGCAGCAGCGGCTCGCTCTGTACGAGAAACTGCGCGAGGCAGGGGCCAAGGTGGCCCCGCACCGGAAAATTGTCATTCAAGCACAGGCGTCGGAGGCGCGTGTCCTGGCAGCTTCCCTTCGCGATTCCGCCCTTGCGGCTATTGACAAGAAGGAGCGGGAGGAAAACAAAAAGGTACTCGATGAGCTACTCGCTAAATACCGCAATTATACTGAGCAGCGCAAAGAGGTTTGGCGTAATTACAATGAGGAACTGCGACGTCTTACGTCGCAGATGACGGCGGAAAATAGCGGGCAAATCATGTCCGCAATCGTGGAGCTGAAAAAGCAAGCGGATAAGTCCATTCGTGACATGCGAGACGCGGAAATCGAAGAGACGGAGAAAAACAGCTCCGCCCTCGTCGAGCTGTTTGCCGATGCCTCGGAGCGAAGCGTTACGGAGATCAAAAAGATTATCGCGCAAAGCGAGGAGCTATACCGCTACCTGCGTGAAACGAATGCGGAGGAAATTACCGCAAAATTCGGCATGTCAGCGGATAAACTCCGCAAAATCAAAGAAACGCCGCAGGAGCTGGAAGCTATCCGTCAGGCTGTCGAGCGCTTGAAAAACGAAGTTGCGGGTCAAAGCCCGCTTGACAAGTTTGCCCTCGACATAAAAAAGGCTCTCGACCTGATCAAAAAGGGCGGCGCAAGCAATATAGGCAAAGGGGTGTCGCAAATAGGTGCGGCCGTTAATGCCGTGATGCCGACGGTTCAAGAGTTTGGCGACTTGCTTTCGTCCGCAATCGGCGATGACGAGATGGCGGACGAGATCAATACTGCAACCGCCGCATTCGGGCACATGGCCACGACTGCCACCGGTGTGGGGCAAATCATATCTGGCGATATTGTCGGTGGAATTCAGAATGTTGCATCTGGGGTGCTTAACCTCTTTTCGATGGCTACGGCGGCCGAGCAGCGACATCAGGAGGCCCTGCGGCAAATCGAAGCTGCGCAGCGGGAATTTGAAAACCAGTATAACCTGCTGAAAATTCGGCAGGCGCTACTCGCGAAAGACGCGGAAACGGTTTTCGGCGTCAATCGGATCAGTCAGGCAATTGCAGCGGTCAAGGCCTACAAGGATGCGATGGAGGAGCTGTATCGCCTGATGAAAGGAGACACGCCTGCTTTGACGTTTTGGAACGGAATAACGGGCGTATATCAGCAGCAACTCGCAGCCTACAACAAAGGTCTTGGTGGTCTTTATGATAAAATGATAAAGACCGGACACAAAAAGACCGGGCTCTTTGGGTGGGGAAAGGGTAAGGATATATACGACAGTATATTGAGCGTCTACCCTGAGCTTATCAAGGCAAACGGAGAGCTGGATACTGAGCTGCTGAAGATTATCCTCGACACGCGCGAGATGGACGAGGAGACGCGAAAATACCTGCGCTCGTTGCTTGAGGCTAAGGACTTGATGCAGCAGGCCGAGGAGGCACTGTCGAACTATCTGAAAGAAACGTTTGGCAGCCTTGGCGACTCAATGATGCAGTCCATCATTGCCGCTATCAAGGATGGCAGCAACGCTATTGAAAACTTTGCGAAAGAGGCCGGGAAGGTATTTGAAAACTTGGGTATGCAGCTTGCGTATTCCTTGTTTTTTGCCGACCAGTTCCAGTACCTGCAGAAGAAGCTCAAAGAGATATACTCACTCGACAAGCCCGAGGAGGAGATAGCGAACATCGCCGGGCAGTTTATCGATGAGTTCATAAACGGTATGAGCGGCCCGATGGGCGCGGCTCAGGAGTTCCTCGAAGAGTGGAAAAAGAAGTGGGCGGGGCACGGATATGATCTCTGGAACAACGAGGGCGGACAGACCGGTAAGGCGGGAGCCTTTACGACAATGACACAAGACCAGGCGACGAAGCTCGAAGGTATGTTTACAGCCGGTCAGGTACACTGGGCCAACATCGACGAAAACATTGCTTCGTTCGTTGACGTCTTTTCCGGCATGCTCAACGCAATCAATCAAATAGTCAACAATACGCGTCATATCCCTGATATATACGATGATATACAGGAGATCAAGCGAGACGGAATCAAGATACGATGAGCGGGATTATGCAAATACAGACGGATGTTCTGGGCGGTTTGCTTTTCATCAACGAAAAGGACGTTTACAAGCGCTTCGGAGCGTTTCTTTCAGAGGAGCGCGCAGGGGACAATAAAAACTACTCGGAGCTGATGAAGCCGGCGGACATGAAGCCATACACGTCCGTTTCCTTTCGCGAGCAGGATGGGGAAAAACTGCCGAATGTACTTACGCCCGCATTTGAAGCACGCGAGTTGGTCTTGCAGTTCGCAATCACCGCACCCGACCGCGATGCCTTCATGGATCGTTATAACCGCTTTCTGACCCTGCTGAAAACGGGAGACAACGGGTGGTTGCGTATCACGGTTCCGGAGCTCCGGCGCACTTATCGCGTGTACTATATGGGCTGCACGGGCTGGAAGCAGCTGACGGACTTCGGCGGCGAGGTCGTGGCGCGCTTCTCGGTTAAATTTCGCGAGCCAAAGCCGCATCAATCTTTGTTTATAGCTGCTATTGACAATGATATTGAGATTGTACCATAAAAGCGGCACACACAAGGCCGACATATCACCTTCGCCATCCGACCGTTGCGATACTTCTTTGATGGGGGATAACGTCCTCATCCTTTCGTTTGTATTGCACGAGTTCATCGCGCTGGAGGTGGGCGACTATATCGACTATCGCGGTGAGAGGTACAGCCTTTTAGAGAGCTACAACCCGGAGATGCGCTCGACTGTCGAGTATGCTTATAGTGTTCGCCTTTATGACCCGACTGGGCAAATGCGTTTTGCCAAGGTGCTCAAGCCTGCCTCTGCGGAGCAGGAATTGTCTTTTTCTTATGACGCTAAGGCTATCGACCACGTTCGGCTGATTGTCGATAACATCAACCGCATCACCGGCACGACGGAGTGGACTGTGGGCACGGTGATAGACTCGGAGAACAAACCGATTGAGTACAACAATCGTTACTGTATCGACGCGCTGACAGACATCGCGCGCGAGTTCGACACGGAGTACTGGATCGAAGGGCGGACGGTCAATTTATGCAGATGTGAGCACGGAGAGCCTATCCGTCTCGCTTATCTGCAGGGGCTTCGGGGTTTGTCACGTGCGGAGAATGCCTCCGCGCAGCATTTTACCCGGCTTTACCCTCTCGGCAGTACTCGCAATATCGACCGCGAAAAATACGGGCATGCCCGCCTGCAGCTGCCGGACGGCGTGAAGTTCGTCGAGCGAAACACCCACCTCGGTATCATCGAGCAGAGCGAGGAGGAGGCATTCGCCAAGATTTACCCGCGACATACGGGTACGGTTACATCCGTGCGCACACAAGAGCAAAACGGCGAGGACGGCAAGCCCTTTACCATCTATTATATAGGTGATAGCGACCTGCCATTCGACCCGAATCAGTACGAAATTGGAGGACTGGTCAAGAAGGTCGTATTTCAAAGCGGAGAACTGAACGGGCGAGAGTTCGAGGCCAACTACCGCACAGACAAAAAAGAATGGGAGATCATCACCCAGTTCCCCTACGACAATCAGCAGCTGCCGGGTGGTGCCCTCGTTCCGAAAGTGGGCGATAAGTACATACCGTACAACTTTCGAATGCCGGACGAATACTATCCGCTTGCCGAGCAAGAACTGCGCGAAGCGGTGGATAAATACCTCGAAAAAGTAAGCGAGGATACATCCGTCTACAAGTCCGCAACGGACTATATCGACCTCGACACTCGCGGCATAGACCTGAAGCTGGGGCAGCGCGTTATCCTCCATGACAGCCACTTTTTCGGGGCTACAGGTGGCAAGCATGAGACCCGCATCACCCGTATCAGCCGCAAGTTAGACAACCCCAACGACGCTGATTTGGAGTTTGCCTACCGCGTGGATAGAGGCAAGTTTTCGCAGTTGCAAGGAGAGGTCGTAAGTCTCCAGGCGGCATATACCGATGTGCTGGAGCAGACGCTTATAACAGTGCTGAAAAGTTGGGACTCGGCCGATCCGACCGAGTACAACGTCTTATCATCCAAGCGCACGCTGGATACAATCAAACGGCTGGCGCTGCGCCGTGATATTGACGACGCGACGGATAACTCGCTGTTTTTCGGCAAGCGTCTCGGTTCTAAGGACTACGCAGAAGGAAGCCACGGCTGGCAAGGCACGGCCCGCGGGGATTTCGAGATGGGGAGCCTCCGCCTACGTGATTTTTTGGAAGTTCCCGAGCTGCGTTATAACAGAATCAATGTGTGGCTGGGTGTGGACTTCTCCAGCCCGGGCGGCGGTGTCGTCGAGCGCGTAGACGTGACGACGCAAACAGTCTACCTCAAGCTGGAGGAGGGCGAATTGGGCACGCTGGTGCAGAATGATTTGTGTTTCGGCATCTATCATTCACTCGATGGTGCGACGCAGGACGCTGACGATGGAAGGGGCAATATGTCGGTTGCGGGCTTTGCAACGGCGTATTTCAAAGTAGAGCAAGTTGCCGCCGACCTACGTTCCTTTACCTACACGCTCCGGCCCGGTTACACCGTCCACCCGCAGCCCTTTATGCACTTCGCCGTCCGCGGCAACGTGACCAATACCGACCGCCAAAAATTTAAGTATAGTACACGCTCATATGAGCGGTATTTGGCAGGTGTAAACGATTGGGAATGGCGCGGTTCCAACATCGCCGCGCAATTCGGCGACCTCTCCAATCTGCGGGTTTTTGGTCTGCAAATGGAGGGGTACTCGGCCTATCTCAATAACGTGTACTTCCACGGCACGATACAGGAGCTTCCGGATGCCATCAACGACCAAATCATGCAGCTGATCGGCACGGGTAATATACGCTGCATCGTCGAAAGTACACACGGTAACGAGTTCGGCGATATCGGCTGGCGCACGGACATGCGTGCCTCTGTCGTGATGGGCGTGTACGGGCTGATAGATAAGACGGACGAGGTGACGAGCTGGCGGTGGGAGCGCATCTCCGGCGACGGCCCCGACGACATCAATAGCGACCTGCTGTGGAACGAGGAACATAAGTTTCACGACAGCCGCGAGATAACTGTAGAGGTGGGCAAAGACATCCCCCTCTACTCTAAACAATGCACCTTCCGGGTGTCGGCCGAAATCCCCGGCCGCACTACGCTGGAGGGCCGTTATGAAATTGACTTAAGAACATAAATATGGCAACACTGATAGTACAAGGGCGCGGGGTGCGAAAATTACGGCCCCTGTCGGCCGCCCTCTCTTTCGTTATCGATGGGGGAGGGGCGACGCAGGCGGTCAATGCCGTAACCGGGGAGCATGTACCTGATTGGCGATTTACGCCGATCCGGATTCGCCCGATTATCACCGTCACCGACCCCGAGGGGCTGGTGGCAAACGGGGTGCATAACAGCGACACCCCCACGGCTAATATGCGATGGCTGTATGATGAGACGGGTGTAAACGTGCTGCAAGGGGTTTCCCCTGCGGATATGTCGATGGACACCTCCGCGACCGACCTCCGCGGGTCACTGAACATTCGCAAAAATTTCGACCACGGGGCACTACTCCGCTTTGAGTTCGAGTACTCCACCTCCGCGGGCGGAGTGCTCCGTACGGTCAAGCATAGCGGAACGGTCGCCATCGTAGTAAACCAAATGGCCGACGCGCTGGTACAAGTGCGTACCGTTTACCCGCGCGGGCAATTCGTGTTTTTTCCGCAACCCGCCGCCCCCGCCAACCTGCGGATGCAGATGCAATTGTACTACAAGGGGGAGCCCTGCCCGGCGGCTTATAAATGGTTTAAGGTCGCAGGGGGCAACGAGTCCCCAATCGGGACGTTTGTAAACGAGCTGGGGGTAACCGCCGCCAGCGTGGCCTCTCAGCCGAATTACCGCTGTAAAGCTCTCGACATGCGACCCGAATACGCGGCCGCACTGGAGACAGCTATGACGCAGGCGCGGGCGGACGTCTATAAAAAGTACTTGGGTGATGACTGGGAGGCTGTGCTGCCGACAGTGCGGCCGAACCTGTACGCGGGCGAGGGATTTGTACAGACCGGTGGGTATAGAGCCGTGCCAATCCCAGCAGACATATTAGCACTACCCGCTAACCAGCGGGTGGGGATTTCTTTTTTTGTAAGATTCGTGTCTGAGGGGGCCGGTGCCGCTTCGGCGTACCCATCCATTTCTGCCGCATTTTATCCCTACTCGTACCCTCAGACGAACATAGCAAGGGCACCGGGTTTCTACAAGGACTACCCTCGTGACAGCGGTATTGCAACATTTGCGGCCGGCGTTGTCAATCGTGTTTGTAGCCTGCCGTCCGCGATCACTCACTACCTCGTGTATCCACATGGGGAGTACACCTATGGCGACAAGGCCGTGACCGCGGAGTTCAGCAAGGTAAAATTCGAGCTAATTCGTGAGGACGGGCTACCTGACACAACCCCCTACCTCCCGCACATCGACGAGCTCAATGCCGAGATACGCGCCCGTTCCGCCGAAATCGTTGCCGCCAACCCGCCCGCTCCGCCGAGTGTGTGGCCGCTGGAGCGGACATATATCCGCGACTTTACCCTCTCTACTCAGACTATCCCCTACGAGCTGCTTCTGTGTATCGAGGGGCTGGGGGAGGTGGTAATCGTCCGATCCGGCAGCCTCGCCCGCGGAGCCGGCTCTGCGCAGGAGCTGTTTAGCAACGTGCCGCGCGATATGACCAAGTTCCGCGCTACTATCGTTTGCCGCCAAGGCCGACACACTTATACGCCCGAACAAACCGCCGCCATGTTTGACGTAACGTGGCCGGCCGGGTCGGAGCAAGTAAACGGGTGCAAGGCGGTTATGACATCCTTAGATTTTAACTTATCCATAACACCCAAATACTAATGAGGTACTACCTGACCGATAAAGAGGCCGCCACGGAGGTGGGCATATACCAAGCAGGCGACACCCACCGCACCACCGCCACGGAGGTGCTGGTACGCGAGGCGGAGTTGGACGGACACGATGCCGAGGCACTCTCCGCCCGCGAGGTCTCCGCCGAAGAAGTAACCCATTTGTTAAACTCAAAAAAACTAAAATAACAACATGCCAACCGTAACCGGAAGGATATCGCTCAAGCAACTGACCGCGGGCGATCTGTTTAGCATCCGCCTCGTAGGCGGAACGGCCCTGTCCGTAGGGGTGGACGAGGCCGGGAACGTGGTAGACCCTAACCTCTGGACAAACCCCGATACCGCCCCTCGCCTGTGTCCCGAAGCACGCCTGTCCGCCGCGGGGGCACCCGTATTATCTTTTAAGTCGTTCGACTGGTATGTCGATGATTACCGCCTGACCAACGACGAGGGGGCTATCAACGCCTCCGCCCCGATCGGGGGCGGCCTGTCGGCGGGTCAATGCCTCGAGACCATCGCGGGCGGCGGCTTTAGCGGCAACGTTATGCTGCGGCTAAAGAGGGAGTTTTTCGGTACAATACACGCGGATCGTACCGTCCGGTTCGTCTGCGTCGTCGAGCACAAGGGCGCGGATATCACCCTGCAGGCGACCGTCTCGACAAACCGCTACCTCGTAGCGTCAAACGTCTACGACGTCAATGTCATAGCCTTAGACGGGCATACCTTCACCAACTCACAGCAAACGCTGCGATTCGTGCCCGAGCTGCGGTACGGAGGGGTGGCCGTGGCGTCGGGGGTGACATTCGAGTGGGGCTGGGTGGTGCCGCAAAACTCAGGAGGAGACACCGCCAGCGGCGACATCGCGGACGGTTTCGCCCCGCAAACCTTTACCCCGTATGCCGGCAACGGCATCACGCTGCGGGATGAGGACATAACCGGTACGGGGGCCGTGCTGGCCCTACGTGCGAGGGTGAGAGAGCAATATGTAGGCTACTCCTACCAACCCATCGTAGACGTCGAAGACCCGATATCGCTGCGTATATCCTCCTCGCAATCTCTCGACAATGTGCAGGTGGCCGCGGGGGTCAATCTGACCCTGTCCGCCGCCGTGATGCAGGCCAATACCGACATCACAGACCAATACAACCAAGCCACGTGGACGTGGCAGGTATTCCGCAACCCCGGGGCCAATCAGGAGCTGGTGCCCCTTCCCGCCCTCACCCGCACGGGTAAGGGGCTGAGGTCGGTAACATACCCCACGATGCCGCTCTTCGAGGGTAGCATCCCGGGGCCTGACATAACGCTAACAATCGAGTGATGAGCACCATATCAGGACGCTGGTCGCTGACAAAGGCGGAGACGGTAAAGAGTGTAACGCTGCAGGGCGTTACCACGATCGCGCAAGGGGCAGACGGCTCCCTCCGCCCGCAGGTCGCAACCCTCACGGCCCAGCTGTCAGGGTTCGACGACGTGCCCGTTTCAGGGCGGCAAATTTCGTGGTGCTACTACGAGATGACTGTACAAAACGGGCAGACGCAGGTCGCGCCTAACCCCGTCTATCTGACAAGCAACAATAACAATATGACCCTGCGCGTACCCGCCTCTGTCGTTGCAAACACAGCCGCTAAGGCCCGTGTCTATTCTGTCGAGGTGACGTGGAGCGGCGGGCGTAAAACGCAAACGGTCAGCGACCGCGTGACGGTCACAGTTGTAAAAGACGGAGAACCGGGTACCCCGGGCTCCCCGGGCGCAAACGGCAAGTTTATCGCGCCGCCGGTGGAGTGGCAGCCTCTCATTTCATATATCATACATGCGGATTGGGTGCCCTCTGTGTATATGGACATCGACGGCGTGAGGAAATACTACGTGTTGACCAAGAATATCGGCGCTGGGTGGATGGGCTCTCAGTATCAGCCAAACTCCCCAAACAGCCGCTACTGGAAACAGATGTCATCAATTGACCTGATCGTCATTCAAAAAGCTTGGATTCAGTACCTGAGCGGATCAGAAGCTTTTTTTGAACTCGTCAAAGCGGTCGGAATCGACACGACCGACTCCAATGGCAAAAACGGTCTGCGGATCGAGCGGAATATGATTTCTTTCATTGGTGCCAAGCATCCCCAATTCGTGATGGGGATAGACGGCGACGGAAACACTGTATTCCGCTTCTACAACAAGGATACAGGCGTCCTCAAGACACAGTACAACCCTGAAACGGGCCTGATAACGACGGTCAATGCAAACTACTCGTGGGTGACCGAATCGGTACAGCCCTTCCAAGGGCCAGATGGTATCGCAGCAGGCACCCGACCGACCAAGGTGTACTATTATCGTACGGACAACGCTACCAACCAGCCACTCACTGAGTACACCTACCACGTGCCGCCCGGCGCGTCTGAGAACGTTGTACTGACGGCAAACCCCAACCCGAGGCGCTACAAAGCCCCGGCGGGCTGGTACAAACGGCTACCCGGCATATTTGTGCCGGCACCAGTCCACAACGGCGTGGTAATCGGCTTCCCTAAGACTATTTACATGACCTTCCACGTAAATTCCGAAGGCAAGCAAGACCAACACGGCCAAATAGTCGTCGAGGGCATACAAGACAGAAACTAAACCATGAAAAAAGGGGGGCAAAAGAAAGCCCCCAGCCGCAAGTAGATGTCTCACCCCCTACTTGCGAAAAGTGCGCCAAACCGCACGGCCGGGGGCTTATGCCTCTGTCCGCGGTTTGGCGCAATCATTTTAGGAGGTGAGACCACAAAAGTAAACAAAAGAATGCAAGAAGAGTACAAGGACGAGTTTCTCGTCAAATCGACAAAAACGCTCGGTACTTTAGTAATCAAGCGCGTCAGTAAAGAGCTGGCAAAAGAGATGATAATCGCAAACCACTATTCGCACAAATGGAATGGAGGTTTTGGGGTGTATTCGTATGGTATTTATCGTGCCGAAGACCTCAATCGATGCCTCGGTGTTGCCGCTTACGGGTACATGAAGAATCCACGCGCCAAAATCTTTGAGCACCCAAATCCAAAGGCCTGGATGATAGAGCTGAATCGCATGTGGATAAGCGACGAACTGGGGCATAACGCGGAGACGGTGCTAATAGGTGCGAGCCTTAAATTGCTCCGCCGCGCAGACCCTAATATCGTCGCTGTGCAGTCGTTCGCAGATGGTCGCCTCGGATGCGGCACAATATACAAAGCGTCTAACTTCGACTACTTCGGGTATCATCGCACCATATTCTTGCGAAACAAGCGATCGGGGGAGGTTGTGCACCAACAAATACTGACAGATACAACCGCAAAAACGGGCTATTTGCGCGCCAATATGGCCTATTTGCTGGGGGACTACGACATATTTAGGGTAAAGACTTACCGGTATATCTATGTGTTTGACCGTAGAAATTTCCGATTCAGTCTAAAACAACAAGCCTACCCGCCATACGAGCGGGGGGAAGAGCCATTTGATTGGGGCAGGGATCGCGAAGCAATCAAGGCCAAAATGGCCGAGCTTTTGACCACCATTTGA